TCTTTGGAATCTGCCACACAAATAACGTCTTCTGTTTCTTCAAACGGCTGATTTGGTATGGTCGGTAAATTCCCGATAAAGTTTCGTTCCACAGAGAAGCCTACGCCTGTACCATTCATAAGAATATAGAGTATTTCATCAAAAGATCTAGGATTATCTATAGGAATGTATGCACAATTGTACCCTGCAATGTTTTCACGTTGAAGGGCTGGACCTGCAGTTGTTAAAGCCCTCATAGACGGCATAACATTCAAGGACAGTATGGCTTTCTTGACGGCTTCCACCTCTGCCAAAGTACTTAGATCAACTTCGCAGACCAATTTTATATGGCCCACCAGAAAATCAACGAACCGAGTAACAGTCTCTTCCCAAGTTTCTCGCCGTTGTTTGTCTTCCACCCAACGAGAATATCGACTCTTATAGATAAAATTTTGGTAGTCTGTTGGAAGTGAGTTACTCATCGCATTTTGTCTCCAACTCTCCATAGAACGAAACTTTGTCTTTTAATTTCATTAAGTACCAGATAGCTTTATCTAGATCTTCCATAGGTTTTCCCTTATGCTTATATCTAACAAGGTATTTTTGTACATTTCCTTTTAGGTAACCAAGATATTCTTCTTGTGTCATTGACATCTCGATAATGTCGATGGCCTCAATATCAAGTTTTCGGTAATGCTCTGGGCTATTCACAGGATCATCTTTTTTCATTGGTCTACTCTTTGGTCAGACAGGTTCGTCATCGTTAAATGAGAAAGTTACCGTTACAGCCCCTGTTTCAGGATTAGTTATAGTTTGTTTTGTATGCTTATCTTTACGATAATTATCCAACGAAACTACGTTATCCTCAACAAAGAGACCGTCAAACGTAACCACATTAGTTTCTTTGTTGGGCGACTCGTGATCAAGTACTGCTTGTCCAAGATCAAAAATATCATTACTACTTTCTGAGATAAGATGTACAAGCCCTTTTGCAAGAGTCTGACATACGCTGGAAGTACCGTCTTTGTTATTCTTTGTGGTATCTAAACACAGCATAGAAAAAAAAGTTTCGTCTTCTTCAGAAGCTTCTAAAATAAGGTAAATTCGTCCTTCTTTTAGATTCTCTCTTTCTTCTCTTAGAATATCTTCCAACTCTTCGTCTGTTATGTGGGGTGTATCATCCATCTCATTTCCTTCGCTTCCACCAAGGCGCGGGCATTTCATCCTGGGCATACTCAAATTCATGTTTTTCACACCAATCAGCATACGTTGTTTTTGATCCTTTGTAAAGTTTATTCTTTAAGTTTTGAAAAATAAAACGTACCTCAACATCTGGATTCTGTTCACGAACAAGTAGATGTTTTGTTCGATCCTCCGATACGAATAAACCCTTTGTCTCGATATAGATGTCGTAGTCTGGAAGAAAGAAGTCTGGTGTGTATGTTCTTTCTTTTGGAGTGTAAGAAAACTTTGTTGGTTCGTATTCGTAGCGTATACCCTTTTGATCAAGGAATACAGAGAAGGTATGTTCAAAATTTGATCGATATTTATTCATTTGCGCTTGACCGTAAATCTCGAATAGAAAGAAGACAGTTCATTGAGCAAATGCTCCTTCGCCTCTTTTGAGTATGAAGATATGGTATCCACTGAAAACTGATAGTGGTCTAAAGATTCTCGACACAGGATTCCAACTGTTCCCACACTAAGAATCTTCTCTATTACTTCTAGAGATCTTCTAAGTTCATTCTTGAATAAAATAAACTCTTCATCTTTCCAATATGACTCAGGATCATGTCCTCCATATTTCTTAACTATTATGGGGAAAGCATTCGCAAGTACTCTAAATCTACCATTGGTAAAAGGTAAACCATCTTGTTTCTTATTATCTGCGTAGATGAATATACAGTCCTTATTCTCAAGGATGTCCGCTTCTACAATGTTGAATATCGAAACCAGTGGCATCAAATTTCCTCGTTGTCCTTGTCTTCAGCTTCAAGATCCAGGCTCTTCTCTCGTATGCGCCCTTCTTTGAAATCATAGAATAACTTAGCACATAGTCCTGTAAGACCAGAGAACCTATTCTTGATAACCCTCACGTAGGTTGTATGCCGCTCAATTAAATCATCCGCTTGTCCGTTGCGTTCAAGCCCTATTACAATGTCTGATAGTTGTCCAATACTAGCAGAGCCTCTAAGGTCAGACAATGACGTATTCAAGCCTTCCTCGTGGGAACCTTGTAAGGGTCTACGCAAATGAGAAACCATCAATAAGCAAATATCCAGTTCTTGTACCAGCGTTCTCAGTTTAGTCATACATTCATCTATGGTCCTGCGCTCATCATACGCATGTTCTTGAGAACTCACAATAATACTTATATGGTCAAGTATGACATACTTACACTTAGCAGCTTTGGCAAAGTATCTAATACGTGACAGTATGCTGTCTATGCTGTTAGATCCAAAATGATCAAAGAAGAAATAGCGTCCTGATCCTACCGTATTATTAAAAGCTTCTTCATATTCTTGTTCTGTGTATTCTGTGTCGGGAAGATGAAGCTGTTTACAAAGTTCAAGACTCATTATAGCTTCCGCTGTATTACGAACATTCTCTTCCATGAACATTAAACCGATGTTATCATCAGTATTGTCAAAGATATGCTTTATAATCTCTCTTAAAAAGCTGCTCTTGCCAATCCCCGTACCTGCGCACACCGTTATAAGTTCCCCCATTCTTATACCGTATGTCATTCTATTCATACCGTCATAGGGATAAACAACAGAAGTCTTGACTACCCCATTTTTCAAGGAATCCCATAAAGTTGTTCCCGAAACAATGCCATCTGGTGTATAATTATCGGCATTCCACCACGACTTCATAAACCCCTCTTTGTCATTAGCCAGAAGGTATTCATTTGCATCTTTGTGTTTCAAGAGATGAACAACACGGGCTTTAGGAGCTAACAACTCTGCAGCTTTCTTGGCAGCTTTCTTTCCAGGCTCATCGTTATCGAAGCACAAAACAATATTATCGTAACTCATTAGATACTCAAAGGATGCCTCAATATCCTTTAGAACGCTGGAAGCCCCGTTACGAATAGACACAACGGGCCATTTCGATCCCATCATCTGGTAAGCAGCGAGAGCATCAAGCTCTCCTTCGCATATGGTGATGTACTTACCACCTTTAGAAAAATTCTTCTGCCCAAAGAGTTGGGCATCACCCCACTCTCCCACTGTGCTAAACCTTTTCTGCCCATCTGCAGAACTTCTTCTTATCTTGTTTGCTACCCACTCGCCATCCTCATTATAGTACGGGTAAAAGTGCTTATTGCCTCGCACTGTAACATTGAAGACTTGACACGTTTCTTTGGTTATACCCCTGTCAGAGAGAGCCATACTTACACCAGAATCTAAGAGTGCCTTGTTTACTTGGATATGGCGTATCTCTTCTTTTATGTTTACATTGACTGCGCTCATTTCTCTACCTTCCTCATAACCACTATCATCAGATAATTCATCAACATTTCCTGACGCTGTGTATCTCTCACAAGAATGACAGTACGTACTACCATCAATGTTTATAGACAGAGCATCACTACTTGTACAATGTGGACAAGGTTGATGTGTACTAAGATATGACATTACATAAGTATCTCTTCAACTCTTGGTTCCTTCTCAACATGCGTGAAATAGACAGGACCACCAGCATAGGAGAAAACTCTTAGACCCTGACCATCGTTAGCATCCTCCCAACATTCATGCTTAAAGTCACAGTAGGTACAATTCTTATCAAGGATTTTGTTACCCTGTTTACCTTCGTCACGATCAGCATAACATCGATCAGGAAGAGACTTGTCTTTGACAATTTCTTTTAGATCTGCAATGCGCGTCTTCGCATCTATCATTGTCAACTCATCCAACTCAACAAGAACCATTTCTGCAGTGTTCTTATTGTAAGCTAAGAAGTATCCCGTATCATCTCCTTCTGCTTGAACATAACTACTTAATTGTCCTACATACCCAAAAGGATCATCAATGTGAAGAAGATTATCTTTAAATTTTTTAAAACCAAAATCAGAAGCCGATTTAATATCAACTACAACATCATTTATTTTAGCATCTATGTGTCCTTTGATGCCTTCCAGAACGACTTCCTTCTGACGATCCATAACTTTGTGTCCTGCTTCTTGTGCAAGAAATAAAAGGAACGACTCAACGAGATTGCCAAAGAAGAATTTTAATTTCTGTTGTCCACCAAATTTCTTTGTTTCTTTATTATTAAATTCATACCATAACTTACGATCATGTTTTCCAATAGCGGACATTCGAAGTCTTCCACTGTTATCCCTGTTATCAGGTGATAGAAAACTTTCCACGTCTTCACGCAAAGCTTTAAAGAACTCTCTCAAGTTCTTTTCATTGACTCCCTCTTTTCCATCTTCAAGAAGTTTGTGTATGTCGGGTATAAGTGTATAAATATTTTTCTTCATAAGAGTTCCTTCTTTAAATACCGTCAACAAAAAGAAAGTGTATACTAGCAGCCCCAACCCCTCGCTCTAGTATCAGCGGCTTCCTTTACAGCCACTCCAACCTACCATAGAACTGAACTTCTAATAATTTTAGAGTTCGTCAATCTCCTCTCTTGTGTCAAACGGAACCTCGTTATCATCGAAATCATCTTCTGGTTCGAGTTCTTCACTTCCACCATACTCAACAAGTGATGTAACCATGACGCTGTTAAGTCCTGCGCCAACACCTGTTTTATCTCCAAACGTCCACGCATAAGGACGAATGGAAACTTTCACTTCAGATCCGTTACCGATAAGAATTGAACCATCCATTGCTTGCGCCCGCCGATCAAGAACTTTTGGGGGATACTTCTTGGATTTGGCTGTGATGAAACGTCCTTTGTCAGCTTTATCACCAGTTCCCTTCTTGGCATCTATGCCAACGGATTTAAGCGACTTAACTGTTTCAGTGTTAAGATTACAAACGTCAATCTGAAACTTTCCACTCAACTCATTTGGTTCAAAAACCGAAGCCCACTGGGCTGTTCCTCGTACTATCATATAGATCTCTCCTTTTTCTCTGGTATCTATGTCCACAATGGTTGGAGTCTACGCCCCCTATTTGTACTTGTCAACCCCCTTTTTCCACTTTTTCCACTTTTTCCCATATTTCGGTGTCCACAACATACGAATACGGATGAAGGATATTCTCCATAGACACAAGACTGATAACGTCTTTGCGTCCACTCCTTTGGTATATTTTATAAACCGCATCCGATGGAGCATCGACAAATAAAGGAACAACCGTAGTTTCGCAGTAATCTTTTAGATTCTCACGATCTACAATAACGAAATCGTCAGCCCGCTCAAATACGATTTTGTCAGCCTTTCCGTACAGCCATCCTAGCTTACCTTGCACATTGTGAAACTCTACCCAAACAAAGGCATCGTTGTAATCTCCATTTCTGTGAAGTTTCTTACGTGATTTCACATCGACTGAGTATTGTTCAGTATCTTTTGTTAATATCAGGTCAATGTGATCCTTGATATTCATCGACGTTGATGCTGTCTCAACATTGTAGCCCCGTGCTTCAGCAAGATGTTGAAAAAGCCCTTCTGCTTTAAAGCCGTGTTGTATTTCTAATGTGTATCGGCCCATGTTTTACCTACCTTTGCATCTGCATTAAGTTCCAGTCGTACGTCCAGGAATTCCCCTGTTCTTTGCATCATTTTATCAGCACTCTCCATGATTGCTTCTACATCAGTATTTAAAACTTCGTATTGTAATTCGTCATGTATAGTATTAACTAAACGAGCGTTTAATTTGTTATGCTTTATATAGTGGTGCATATACACACTCCATTGTTTACAAACTATTGCTCCTGCACCTTGCAACAAAGTATTCAAAGCGGCGTGTTGGTGCCGTATCAGAATGCGTCTTCCATCTAAGCCTTTAACGCTGCCTCGTAAGGCGGCTTGTGCTACACGGTCTATTAATTTTGACAGGGATGGCATATTACAAAGAAACTTATTTCTCAATCGCGCACCGTCCTTGGACGTTCCGTTAATAATGGACCCAATCTTTTCCGCACCAGCACCATATAAAAATGCATAAATAAATGTTTTAGCACTTGATCTGTCAGGAAGTCCCGCCGCCTTCTGATTTTCAACGTGAGGATCACCATGTAATACAATGTCAATGTACTTTTTGTCATTCATGTAATGAGCTAACATCCTCAATTCAAGCCCCTTCGCATCCATGCCTACTAGGCTGTATTTGTCAGGGTTCTTAACTGTAAAGCACTCTCGACATTCTTTACCGTAAGGTTTGTCAACAGAAACAACATTAGCCATGTTGGGATCGGCATGTGTCATGCGTCCTGTAACAGCCCCCATTGAAAAAACCCTACCGTGTATACGATTGTCAGCGTGACAAGCATCTAACCAACTCTCTACAGTTTTCCAACGAGATTCTAACATCTTCCATTCTGCTAATTTCTTGGCAGACAGGGGAGCATTGTCAGATATTGTTTCAAGATTTTGTTCGCATATTTTTGGCGATCCTTTAGGTGTAAACACCGTGGGATGCCATCCACAAATATTCAATCGTTCAATGATTTGTTTTGGACTTGCAAGATTAAAGGGTTCATACTTGAACATAGAAAAAGAACCACCAACAGACTCTTCCGCATCTGGTATGTCCTTTAAACCTACTAACGATAAGGAGCCGTCCTTTTTTATTTTAGGAGTTACTTCTCTTATAAATTTAGGTTTTGGTTTAAATTCCGTCTGTAGCTCGTATTCTATTTGTTTAGCCTTTTGGTATGTTTCTGCATATAAATCTTCAGCTTTATTTTTGTCAAGAAAGAAGCCGTACTTAGTTTGCTGACTTATGATATAAGCAATGTTATGTTCTAATCGAATAGACTTGTCAGAGAACTCCCGACCTTCTTGTAACAAATGATTATAAACCTTCTCCGTTAAAGAAACATCGCGTATGCAGTACTCAACAGTCTCTTTGTTAAAAGATTCAAAGTTATTAAAATCTATCTTTTCAAATGCTAATTTTCTACCCCAAGAGGCCAGTGAATGTCCTCCTTCTCTGTTAGGATTAAAAAGGCGAGACATAATAAAAGTATCAATAACCTGCGGCACTGTAATCTTAGTTTTCCACAGATTATTTAAGATTGGGATATCAAAAGCTATTCCGTTGTGTGTTATAAATGTATCGTTAATCTTTAATAAGGGTAGTTGTTTTGGTGATGTTGCAATAACAAAAGTATCTGTGTTTAATTCTTTTAATACAACACACCATATGATAGAAGCATCTAAAGAGTTTGTTTCTATATCTAGAACATATGTTGTCATTACAACTCTTCCTTCTTCATACGGTTCCAAAGTTCTGTTTTAACATTAACAAATTTTTTAAATAAAGGAACATTATTAACTAAATTATTAGGAGCGTACTTTAATCTTGTCCACTTTTTCTTGCTGTAGATAATCTCAATAACTCTCCATCCAGAACCAAATCTTCTAGACATTTTTGATTCTTGATCACAATTTATAAAGAACTTGTCAGCCATCTTTTTGATCTTCTTCACCATATTCATTCTTTAAATAGACATCTAGATCAAAAGTTTTTTTATTTAACTTCTTCTTTTTTTTATTCTCTACTCTTCTTTGTCTATACTTAGGGTTACTTAAACTCTTAGCATAGATATTCCTTTTTCTGTTTCTACGCTCAAGGTCTTGTTGCCGCCGTTGGTAGCTCATGTGAAAAATTTTCCCTTGACACTGTGTCAGTCAGGACTTATAAGGACAGGAATTGACCTTGTCAACCCCTTTTTCCCCCTTGATGGAAGGAAATCACTATGAGTATAAATACCTTGTTCATGCACCGCTTTAAAGAGTTTGTCGGTAATCGTTTTTTTACTGTTCTATTTTTGAAAAAGGATGGAACTGAAAGAGTGATAACCTGTCGGTTAAATGTCAAGAAGCATTCCAAAGGTGGAGAGCAAACTGCTAATCCACAACAGTACATGGTTGGATGGGAAACAACCGCAAAGAACTACCGCAACATCAACATTGAAACAATACAGTGGGTTCGTTGTCGCGGAATAGAGTTGGATTTGGCAGCATAAAAAAAGGGGGAAAATAAAGAGTATGACCATCTATACAGAAGAAGAAGAATTAGCATTAAACGTATCTAATGTTGTTAACATTATGTCCTTTGATTCTAAATTATTTGGACAACAAATCTTGCGTGAACACCGCACTGTTCAGCAAGCGATAGGCTCCACTTTTTTAGAAGTATTAAGACAATGGGCTGTCGCATATGAAACCAACAATTATGACCTTAGAAATGAAGATATTTGCAACTTGTCATCTAAAATTTTTAAGTTGTTGGAACATGAAACTGACGAACCAATAAGATTGAGACATATCTAACATGAAAAAGAAGAAACGTGTAAAGATGGATGGGGTCCATTTTTCCTTTGATACACTCGAAAATAAAATGAATCCCTTTCAAAATGCTCTACATAACCTTGTAGCTGATACTTCTCATGGTGATCCAGCAACTCTTTTTATGAGTGCTAACATCATGTTAAAGGCAGTCGTAGAAATGTACATTACACTATTACCAAATAGTGATATAGAAAACATCCTTAAAGAAGTTATCAGTATTCTTCCAGAGTTACGAGAAAGGATAGAAAAAGAATTTGAAGACGAATCTGAAACGGTACATTAAATTGTCAGCGCTTTTAAATTGTCAGCGCTCTTTTAAATTGTCAGCGCTTTTAAATTGTCAGCGCTCTTTTAAATTGTTAGCAGTAATCACATTGTCTAATGCAGGTCTGTAATGGTC